TTCAAGGGACCTTGGAAAACCCATTGTTTCAAGCAAATCAAATCGGTAAAATTTTGAGTATTAGAAATATGCACACTAGTTTAACTGATTTTGATGAGGAAGAAAAGGTTACCCGTAGTACGGGTACCCTTGGAGGTTCACAAGAAACCACTTTTTTAACAGAAATAGGATTATATAAATTTATAGGTAGAAGTAAAAAAACAATAGCAGCAACATTTCAAAAATGGATGATTCATGTTTTACGAGAAATTAGAATTACTGGAATGTACAAACTACAGCAAGATAAAGAAATCGACAAGAAACTAATAGAGCATAATTGTTCACTAATCAATCACAATACATTGATAAAAGCATATTATAAAAAATCAGTTGTATATTTATGTAAATTAAAAGATGTTGAAGATAAATTTGTTATCAAAATTGGTTCTACTCAAAATATTAAAGAGAGAATGTATAACTTGGCAAATAATCACAATTCAATTGAGCCATTATTATTGGACATTTTTGAATGCGATGATCATACTAAATTCGAGCGTTTTTTACACAAACATGCATTCATTGCAAATTATTATCATAAAATAGAGATTAAAAATGGCGAGGTGTCAAAAGAAACCTACTTGGTAAATCTGGATCAATACAATGAAATGATCAAGATCATCAACGGATCAAAAGAATTATTTCGATATAACAACAGCAAAGAGGTTGAAGAAATTCGGTTACATACTGAAAAATTGCGCATCGAAAATGGAAATATTGTTTTACGTCAAAAAGAATTAGAAAACGAAAATGAGAAGATAAAATTGCGAAGATTAGAGATTGAACTCGAGTTAAAAAAATTGGAATTTTTACAGCCACTACAACAAACTGAAAATAGTACAACTACTACTGCTACTACAACTGCTACAGCTACTACAGATGTATTAGAATATACAGAAGAAGATACATCATTAGATACTATGGCATATAATTATAAACTTAAAAAGCGATCGTATAGCTCGAATACTCCTCGCGTATATCAATATCATCCTGACGATTTAACAACACCCATTAAAATGTTTGAAGCGCCCGCGGATGTTGAGCGAACATTGACGGATATTTCACCCGGTCCATTGAAAATTTCGTCCAAAAATAACACTATCTATAAAGGATACAGATGGTTTTATACAAATAGAACTGAATCGCCCCCGCAAACTATACCAGCAACCATAGCGAATAAGAATAAATCACCTGATGTTCATTTCATAGCTATGGTAGATGTCAAAAAAACGAAAATCATGGCAGTCTATTCAAATCAAAAGGACGCCATACTTGCACGAAATATGAAATGCAATAGTTTTACTAGAGCGATTGCACAAGAATCTCTTTCTAGCGGACATTACTGGTATTTATTTGATAAATGTTCTCAAGAAATGAAAGATGAATATTTGTCTCATTCCCAATTACCGGAAAAATATGTGCCCCAGACTGGCAAAAGAGTACAACAGATCGATCCAAAAACAAACAAAATACTGAACACTTATAACTCTAACAGAGAAGTTGTTAAATTGTTCCAAATTGCGTCTAACACATTAAAAAAAATATCACAAACAGGTGATATTCATAATGGTTTTATTTGGAAAATAGTATAAATGCACGCACACATTTATACTATAGAAGTAAGTAAATGGAGGAAAACAAATACCCTACTTTGTATGATGCAGATATCATAAATAATAAATTCATGTATGATATTGATACGATTGAATGGAATATTAGACATTCATTTTTGAGTTTACGAATACTTGTAAGAAATCAAAAACTAACGCCATATGTTTGTGCAAAATATGTCGCTTTTGGTGGTAGAAATGAGAAATATGCCGATTGTAGAGAGGATGCTTGGTTAGCTACAGGTGATATTTTATACCATCAACGACATATTACTAAGGATGAAATGGAGAAAGCACACGCTATTGCGGATGAAGAAGATATGCAAGAAGATATGCAAGATGATGAATGTAAAAAAATGAGGAAAGAAGATAGACAACTTAGGTAACTACGTTTTCCTACACAATGCTGTCATAATGCATAATGCATTATGCTAACAACTTATTCATGTCTAAATTCTTTTTCATAAAGGTAAGTAAATAGGAATCTAAAAATATCTCCTTTTTCCCCTCATGGTTTTTTGAAAATATGTAAGCATCCTTTCGCTTCTTAATAGACCAACCATCATTGATTGCGTTAAATACAAAAAGCATCTTTTGAAATTTCACATTGTCAATCGTTATTGCATAACTGGAATCTTTTTCAGAGCCAATCCCGCCTACATTTTCAATTTTAATATTTATATCCATTTTTTCTATCGATTCGTTTTTATCCATCTACTAAAAATCAAGAAATTTTTAATTTATTTTAAACTTGTTGAATGTCGAATATATGTTTTTCATAAATTACAAATTAAATAATAAATGCAAAATTATAGTAATAGACTAATATGCCTTCTTTTAAGCCTAAAACTACCAAAAAAATCAAGGTCAATAAAAAGAATTCGACGACTCTTGATGGTAAACATAAGGAATTTGTGAATGAATTTCATAAAGATGAACAAGATAACATTCCCAAATTAAAGTTGGAGAGAGAAAATATTAAACTATTGCTCCATAAAAATAAAGAAGAAAGGACATTCACTATTGAACAAATATTGGACTATAAAGATCGTATTGAAGAAATCGGTACATTAATTAAATCCCTTAAAATCAAAAAGAAGGATTATTTTTTAGACAATTCGGAATTTATTTTTGACTATTTTGAAAATAAAAAAAATATCTCTAAAGGAGATGCCCCTACAAATAAAAATAAAATATTGGATAGCTTCTTTAAAATTAAAACCGAAAATGTAAATGTTATTGAAAATAAAAACAACAATATTTTCCAAAAATACTTAAGTAACATCGACGAGTCTTTCTTGGACATTAATTCATTTGTTACCTCTACAGATATATGTCAATCTTGTTATAAAGGCGAATTAATACCCATGGATGATGAAGGGGTATTAATTTGTAATATATGTTCCACGAATGTTCCATACTTGATTGAAAACGAAAAACCTTCGTATAAAGAACCACCCAAAGAGGTCTGCTTTTACGCTTATAAAAAAATCAACCATTTTAAGGAAATATTGGCGCAATTTCAAGGGAAGGAAACTACGCAAATTCCGGTTGAAGTGATTGAAAGCTTGAAACTACAAATTAAAAAGGAACGCATTGATCTTGAAAAACTTACATATTATAAGGTAAAGGAATTGCTGAAAAAACTCGGCTATAATAAGTATTATGAACACATCAATTTTATCAAAGATAAATTGGGCATTAAACCACCGATAATATCACAAGATTTGGAGGAGACTTTGTGCAATTTTTTCATGGAAATTCAATATCCATATGCAAAACATTGTCCCGATTACCGCGTTAATTTTTTACATTATTATTATGTTTTATTTAAATTATTTGAATTGCTGGGGGAGCAGCATTATTTGCCGGAAATACCCATGTTGAAAGATAGAGAAAAATTGATTGAACAAGATACCATATGGAAAAAGATTTGCGGGGAATTAGACTGGGAATTTATTGCTACTATTTAGAATCATCCTGCTCTCATGGCAACTTTCCTGGGTAGGAGGCGGAAGATGAGGGAGTGGATGGAGGCAAGGAGTTTAAGAGTGTAAAATCATTACCTGGTGGTGGTGGTTGATCATCACCTTCTTGCATATTATCTTCTGATGGTACTGGTGGTGGTGGCGGTGGCGGTGGTGGTGGTCTCAATTCTGTTAAAATGCGATCATATTCTGCCGCTATAGCATCAATATCTGGGCAATAGTCTACGTCTTGATTGCAACATAAATACACTAAATCGTATAGCTCTATTATAACATCTGGCTTTAATACTTGTTCAGTATATTTTTTTTTATATTTGATATATTCACCAACGCAAGTTAAAATTACTAAACCGAGTGAATAAATATCTACTCGCTTTAATAAGTCCATTTTTTGACTCGCCATATCTGGAAATTTCTGTATTCTATCATTAAACGAATTAAAATACGTTCGGATACCTGAATCATTATTATTTAACGCATCTTTAAATGTAGATGCGCTATTACATTTGTTAAAATCTGATAATAATAAATTATAATTGAATAACTTTTGCCCAACTAGTGTTTTCATATTAGTGATAGTTTTGTCTACTTGTGCTTGTGTAAATCCTATAGTTAAAGTTATGAGAAAGGGTTCCATCAAATGTGTAACCATTTCAATGCGTATACTACCATCATTGAAAGATTCTTGTTCCATATATAATTTGTTCAATATATCCTTGGGATTTTTCATTACTACTTTCGTTTTATCTGATGCATTTTTATATGGAGAAGCCGCATTGTATGGTTTTTTTGGTATAAAAAAAACACTATATATGACGATGGAAGGCCAAACATAGTATTCAAATGCTTCTGGCATATGTAACATCGTTGCTTTATCATCCGCGATTGATCTAAGATCTGAATTGTCACCTATTTTAAATGTTCCATCAATAGCAATAATATTAACTGCTTTTAGATCTCCATGAATAAAACCACGTTCCTGTATTTTTTGTACACCTATTACCACATTTAGTAAATTGGATAAATTGTAAAACAAGTTAATATCATCTATTGGGTTTGAATCCGAATTGGTAATAATGGCAGCGATATCTGATGTCCCTAATTTTGAAACAACCATCGTATTCCATTTATCAGGCAGTTCAGTTGTTGAATTAAGTATTTTATTGTTTCGCTTCAATCCATTTTGACTTAACCTCCATGCTGGATCATTATATGGAGGATTATATGGAGCTGGTCCTAATGCGTCTCTATTGATTTGACACATTTTAATCGGCAAAATAAAATATTGAGACATCTCGTCTATATTAAATCCACCAACCCTCAATCTCCTGACAACATCCATTTCTTGCTCTGCTTGACGCGATGTATCTTGTAATCTGAATTTTTTGAAATCATTTTCATAAATCTTACCTACTTGCGTCATTTCTTCGGGTCGTTGAACATCTGTTATCGATTCCGCTGGGGTGCCGTAGGCATAGTGAGTATCGGGAACTCCAGCACACGGAAGTCTTGGCTTGCCAAATAATATCCCAAATGATCCTTGTCCTACATACTCCCCTCCTTTATACTTTTTAGGTTGTTTTCGTTGTTTTTTTGTCCCATTTTTTTTGACCTTAATCCCACCCGTTTGTTTATTTTTATTTTTATTTTTTACTGATATTAGGGGATGTGACGGAGCGGAGAAGGAACGGAGCGTATCGCTGCGCAAAACAGACCCAGAATACGGAACGCTAGTGGAGTATTCTGAACGTTTCTTGGTATTCGATCGCTCACCCATATTACAATTCCACATACCGCCTTGAAGTTGCACTATTTTATTGGATTTTCTTCTGGGTTTTATTCGTCGTGTCATTTATATAATATGATATTTATTTATCATATTATGTTGCTTATGTTTCCTATAAACTAAAACCAAAAACCTACATATTTAGAGTCCTCCAGGAAATCCCACCAAATTGGCACCAATACCAAATCCAGCACCACCTCTAACGGAGGGAGAAAAACTGGGTGCATATGTATCCAAAATAGAGAAGGTTGCGGCAGCAGTAAGAGCCAAAAGTAAAATCTCCTCAATGTTCAACGAGCGTTTAGGAATGACAAAAGCAGCAATTGCCACGATAATACCTTCAAATAAATATTTGAGGACTCTTTTTACAAGTTCAACAACATCAAACATACTTATATATTAATTATATAGAAAAAAATATATTGTTTCATAATAAACTTAAAAGTAACGAATTAAATATATTTATAAATGAGTAATTCAAAAGAACAAGCGCCTAAATCTTCATCCGGTTTCGAAAAGAAAATGAATAAGAATGGTAAATCCAATCCTAAATACGTTGACTTGTTAGAGGAAGATAAGCCTGTAGCTGGACAAAAATTCGTATGTGTTTCCTTCGTGTCACCCGAAAAAATTGTGAAACAAAAGGAACTATTCTTTTTTGAACAATTTTTGCAAAAGTGGGAGTTTTCTAAAAGTATGGAAAAGTTTGTCCAATTTTTGAGTTTTATTTCGTTTAAATACAAGCTTACTTTTGATGATATTACTAAAGACTACCAAGAATTTATTAAAGAAGAGCAGTCGACTATCTCTAAAAGCAGTTTGGATGACGAATACAAGACCTTTTTGGATCAAAATGAGGAAGATTTGGAAAACGCATTTAACGTGAAATACAATTTCCAAACATCTACTCGAGGACTAAAGGTGAGAGGTGTGTATCCCACTCTTGAAGAGGCCGAACTCCGATGCAAGATGTTGAGAGAGTTGGACCCCAATCATGACGTATTTGTTGGCCCTGTTGGTCTTTGGATGCCTTGGGACCCCGAGGCTTACAAGACGGGACGCGTGGAATACATTGAAGATGAGTTGAATCAACTTATGCATGAGAAGACCAAGAATGAATCTTTTGCTAAAACCGCATTCGAACAGCGTGTGAAGGAAACAAAGAAGAAGGCTATTGATGAGAATATCAAATTGGCCGAGAAAACGGGCGCTTCTTTGACACAGAATATCGACGCGGATGGTAATTTGGTTGGCGTCGGTCACATGAACACCCAAGAGGCAGCATTGAGTGAAAAAGAAAGCGACACTATTTCTGCCGCTGATATTCGTGCTGAGTTATTCGATGGTGAAAACATTATTGTGGGGAAAACCGATAATGGACAAAGTGAGCTGATCAGTGGTCCCTTTGCCAAGAAAAAGGTGGAGTAATTGGTTTTTTGATTGGTTGGATAGACTGGACGGAAACTTTGGTTTGCAAGCAAGCCGAAGTTTCTTGACTATAATCCGTAGTCATGCGCAGCATTGTCGACGGATTATGATCGACGACTATAAGTTTTTCGGTTTTCTGTTCTTGTTTTATTGCAGTGGGAGTAACAATAGTTGTTACCGATTTTATTATTTTTGGTAATAGCGGCATGTATTGTTCAATACCATCTTCCATTCTTTCTTATATTATATTACTATTTATAAAAATAGTAATGTAAACTTACTTACATTATGCTGTTGAAGTACAATAGTAATAACTCCCTTTATACACCACTTTGTTTTTAATACTTAGACTCATTTTTGATGCACATACGCTCTCATATTGCGCTGCTTTTGCGATCGTTTCCCATGTAGACAGCACTTGATCTGTACCCACCTCTCTCTTCTCCACTCTTTTGCCAGTAGACGACGTCTTTTTATGTTTATGTTCACTGCTCTTCAATGACAACCCATAATATCCCTCATTTGAACCCTGATCCGTCCAAACTACCGCTTTTAATGCATACTCACAAGAATTCAAATAATCTTTTATGTCTTTCATATCATTGTCAGATACTTCTTTGTTTAGACTTTTTTTCCATCTTTGATACTCTTGGAGTAAAACTGAATTCAAAATTTTTCCACTAGACGAAAATCGACATACTTCAAATAGACAGGTTTCCACATCATTCGCAGCATACTTCTTTTTGTATTCAATACTCTTAAGTTTCACTCCAATATATCCGTGTACCACCTGATCTTTCTCTTGTTTTGAAATTCTGGCTGCCTTGAATCTCGTATCCAAATAATGCTTCAGTGCATGAAATATTTCCTTCTTTGGTTTTGTTTTACACCATATACGATACTGACCCTCCATATCTACCGACGACTCCTCCACATCGCTTCTAACTATACACATTTGTTCAATAAATTCGTTGAATTTTTGCGTCAACTCGTCTTCTGGTAGTAATGCATTTTGATATACAGACTCGGTTTCCATACTTGCACTCGCAATGGACGTTTTTTGGTTCTCTATGATTTCTCTCATTCCATTGATTTCCAGAGTTAGTTTGTTGATCATTGTTTTATCCTTTTCCATGTTTTCTTTCAAATCTCTATTCTCGTTTTCCAACTCGTCGTTTCGTTGCATCAATTTATTGAAATTGTCGATACTATATGTTTTTGAATGAATGATATCTTTTATATGCTTGGAAAATTTTTCAATCGTAAAATTTGTGCTGTCATACGCGACGATTTCGGTCTTGTTTTTTCCATTTACTTCAATGCTACGAATTTGTCTTTTGATCTTGGGATATGTCTTGATCAAATTCTCTATTTCGACTTTATTTTGAACTCTGAACGCCGCAACCAATATAAAATTGTCGTACTTCTTGCGATGATCTAGCACTCTTGTCGCGAGATCGTTTGTATGTCCGAATTTGATTAATTTCTCCGACGCTTCATTTGTATTATTTATCGTTCCAAAATAGATACATTCTGTATTCACCGGAAATTGAACGATTGTCGCCTGCTCGACAGCTCGTTGCTTTTCTTTTTTTAATACATGCTTTTCTTGTTCGGTTGTTTGTTTAATTTCCAATATGATATTTTCTTTTTGTTCCAATTGGAGTCTCAATTCGTCGGTTTCTTCTTCCACTATTTTATGGATGACTTCTTCCATCTTCATGTAATATTCGTGGATTTCTGACGCTTTTTTTGTTTGCGCTTTCAAGCATAACGATTTGAAGCACTTGATGGTTAGCATGATAGTTTGCTTGTTTTGGCCGCCCCATTTTTCATCTTGCTTAATAATATAATTAGTCGAATTTTCGTGATTATCCAAATTGGTAAGCACCGATCCTTGTTCTAAATGCGCTCCCGAAGTTGCTTTCCGTGATGGGAAAGCAAGATTTTTATAATCTATGTCAATCTTAAAATGTTTTTCTATCATTCTTATAGCATTTTGTTTAGTAGAAAACCCTAACCATTTCCATAGATTATCTAAATCAACGACAAAATCCATGTTTTTATCATAGTTTAAGTAGCAATAAAAACTACTTACGAATAATTGTTGTTCAAAACTAGTAAAATTTTCCTTTATTCTTGTTAATAATTTATTATTGTAGACATTTGACAGCCTGGCTATGGGGTTCTTTTCAATAAGTTCAACGATGTTTAACTCTTGCATCTTATTATAATATGTATAAGAGGATACTCTTTAAGTTGTTATCTTGGTTATTATATAAAAATCGAGATTTATAAAAGCGTGTTTTTACAAAAGCGGTCATATAAAAATATCGCTCATCCAAAATGATAAGCAAGATTTTATACTTACCACTTACCATTTGCTCTTTTTGACATTGATTTTGGGTCCTTGACCGCGTTTTTTGGCATTGTTTGGGTCATATTTCTCCTCTTCTTCATCCGATTGTATATCTTTCGACAAATCCCAGAACTCTTTTGACCCCAATTTGAAGTCATTGTGACTATCCGCCTTGTACCAAAACACCTGATCCGTTATTTTGTTCGATTTGGATGTGTTGTTGATCACTAAACACTCATAATTCTCGGTGCACTGGTCCATCACCTGACAAAACGACTCGAATGTCGGAAACATGCCAGCATAGTTGTCGAAAATGCGTTTCCGATTTGCGATATATGGCTCTCTTAATATAAAAACATAGTCGATATTCGTGCGGAGATTCGGAGGAACTCCCAACGGATATTGCATTGTGATGATTAACATGATCTTCCAATGCCGTCCATTCATAAAGAGCAATCTCATCATCTTATCTTTCGTCCATGAAGCGTCATAAAGGCAATCATCTAAAATAACAAAAGTGCGCGGGTCTATTGTGCTTCGTTTGTAAGTCTCCATTTCCTTTCGCATTTGTCTCAATACAGATTTTTGTCGCTTTAATATGTTCTCTATGATCGCGTTATTGTACTCATTATGGATAAACAATTTGGGTACCATTTTTCCATAAAAACCATTTCCCTCCTCTGTACCCGCAATTACAACTCCAATTGGAATATCCTGATGATAATAGAGCAGGTCTCTTACAAGGTAACTCTTACCTACCCCGCGTTTTCCGATAAAAACTACCACCGGACCGCTTGCTTCGTTAGCTTTAAAGCTAATACTATTCATTTGAAATCGTTTTAATTCGAGACTCATAAAAAATATATATATAATTATATAAATTTTTTTTTAATATTTATAATACGCATAACTTTCAACTAATGCAATTCGCATTGGCTATGACTCACAACTTATTATAGATTTTGATCATAAAACATCTCTATTATTTCTATAGTTTTTTCTGATTTGTTTTCTGGATTACTCCAATATTCAATTTGTTTTTGTAAACTTTCTAAACGGGATTGCCAATTTTTTTGATCTATAATTTTACAAATACCCGTTTGTTTCGTAATTCCCCAACATGATTTTATTTTATCACCTGATTTGGATAAGTATTCATCCGGATTTATTCGAATAAATACTATAGGTCTGTGATTTACATCTTGCGATAATTCCATAAGACGTTTATTGCTACATGAGCAATCATATTTCTTATGTTGATTTTCATCTACTTCAACTATAATCACGTGATAACCTAAATCTAATAGCATATCTGGCCGTTTTTTTGAACAACCATCAGTTATAATTTTATCATTTATCCAAACAACATCTGGAAATGTATTTGTTACAAATTCCTCCACAGCAAATTCTTTTGTCTTGTAGTTTCTTGCAACTACTTTATCTGGATACGTATGGATAAAACATCTTAAACAATATCCTTCATATTTCTCTTGGACACGTATATTACAAAATAAAGTTTTACATTTCGCATGCCTAACATCTATCATATTTTCGTCTTTACAATTTATACAATACCGAGCATACAATCCTTCTATATTGTAGGTAGGTTGAGATTTTCCACAAAAACATCTATTATTACGTATATCAATCATTCCTTCAAGCTTACATTTAGAACAATAATCACCAGGTAAACCAATATAATTAAAATTTGGTTGAGCTTTTCCACAAAAACATAATCTATGTACCAAATCTATCATTCCAGGTGTTCTACAAGTAGCACAACATATGGGTTTTAGACCAGGTAAATTAAAGTTACAACTGACACCGCATGCACATTTTGCTCGCATTACATTTATCATTCCATCTAACTGACACGATCCACAATATTTTCCAAGCAATCCTTCATAATTAAATGATGGGCATGCACTTTTTCCACATACACATAGTTTATCTTCTACATTTATCATGCCACCTAATTTACATAATTTACAAAATTCGGCTTTTAATCCTTCAAAATTGAAATGTGGTCTTACTCCACATGCACATAATTTTCTATTTGGTTCGATCATATAGTCTGTTTTGCACGAGGTACAGAACTTTGCAGGCAGTCCTTTTAAATTCCATCTAGGTTGTTTTCCACAACCACATGTCTTATTAACAACATCCACCATATTTACCTGTTTATGAGCTAAACAATATGTAGCTTTTGATCCAGCTATTCCAAATGTAGCCTTTTTACCACATTCAATGTATCCACATTTTGTCATTCTTATATAATTACTAAATATTATTATTTAAGTAATTCTCTCGCAATACCCCTTAATATATCTATTCCTCAATCTTTCCATCCGCCTTCAATTTTTTCCGTAAATAGTAACTAGCATTGTATTCTTTTTTCTTATCGGGCGGAATAGGTTTGTTTTTAGCTCGAGCTTGGATTTCAACCTTATGATTTTCATAGTATTTTTTAGATCTAGCAGGCGCCGTATAATTTTTAAGATGTTCTTTGGTAGCATTTAGCTCTGTCTGAAGCGACGTATTTTTTTCTTCTAATATACCAATCTTTTGCAGCAATTCAACAATATCCGTACTAATATCCGTACTAATATCCGTACTAATATCCATACTAATATAACATATCGATATATTTTTAAACCCAAATATCTGTTATAACCATTTTATGATCACTGATCCACTTGGATCCCTCACCATATGTATCAGATGATACTATTTCCACATTTTTGGTGTAAATAAAATCAATGCGTTGTTCGGGCGCATTTTTATAAAACTGACCAGCAGGCCATGTATACCCAGGTTCAAACTCTTTCGATAGTCTGTGCATATGCCTATATGTATCTATAAACCCATTTTTTGCGAGTTCAATGGAACAAGGCGTCCGAATATTATCTAAATCCAAATGAGATGGCTCATTAAAATCACCTGCGATGATCGCTCTATCAGCATTTTTAATACTTTTCAACTCTTCCTGTAGTCGCGGTAAGCGACGTTTTGCACACAACTTCAACAATTGTGGTATAGTAAGACTAAGTGGAATAATCTCACTCGATTTATATATCATATTATTCATATGATGAGGTAAAGATGGTATATCATCAAGATGTATTCCTCCAATGTAGATGGGTTTAATACCTGAATGCATTTTAACATGATTATTATCAATTATGACCAATTTGCTCGGATTTATTAGAACACATATACCTTCAAAATGGTTAACTATTAATAATTTTAACCCTAAATCAGCAGCCATTTTTTCAATATTATATTTATATATTTCTTGTATGAATAATATATCCACCCGCAGCTTCAACAATTCAGCGATCCATTTTTTTATCAGGGTAGTTTTGCTCATAGGATTTTCATCACATAAATTGATAGTTGCAATACGTAATGGATGCTTCATATAAATTTATAATATTTTATTTTTATGCTATTTTACAAAAACTAGAAGATAAATAATAATCAATTAAGGAAAAAATGGATATAAGTTTAATTTATATTATATTTATATCCCAAACAACTATGACGATCAACTATGAGAAAAGGAA